AATTGGACCGATGTTGATACCAATAGTGGCGTTCAATATTCAGTTGGTGCTACTGGTTATACGGCAGGAAGTGGCGATGCTTTATTTGGTGGTTTTGTAACTGCTGGTTCGTCACAGAACTCTTTGTCGTCTGCTTCGACAGGTTCTATTTCTGCTGCCAAGAAAAATATTATCGTTCAAAATTTTGATTCTACTTCATCAGAAGTATATGTTGTGTTAGCAACAAATATTGGTAATAACTCTGGAACAATTAGAGCAGCACTTCAATGGAGGGAGATTTACTAATGAAAAAGAAAGTTCCTTCCGAAAAAGAAATCGCCAAGAAGCATGGTGTCTCCGTTGATTATGTTATCAGACAGGCAGAGATTGGTTCTACTGTAGAGCGAGAGCATACTACTTCACACGAAGAAGCTTATGGTATTGCATTACAACATATTGTCGAATTTCCAGATTACTATAAACACCTTCTTTCTATGGAAAAGAAGTTAAAATCCGAATGGAAGAAAAAGAAAACATTCAAAGAATTTAGAGATTTTTCCGAGTCTGCATGGCAACGTAAAGAAGGTAAAAATAAAAATGGGGGATTAAATGAAAAGGGTCGTAAGTCATATGAAAAAGAAAACCCTGGTTCGGATCTAAAACCACCTCAACCAAAAGGTGGTCCCCGTAGAGATTCTTTCTGTGCCAGGATGAAGGGCATGAAAGATAAACTAACTAGTAAAAAAACTGCAAATGACCCCAACTCACGCATAAATAAGTCATTAGATGCTTGGAACTGCTAATGTCTAAGTCGCCCAACAAAAAGTCCAAAAAAGGACAATCAAAACAAAATCAAGGTAATGCGACGGCGAAAAAAGCAAAGAACGGAGGGAAGAAAAAGTGAACTTAAAAGAAGATCATAAAGAAATTAAAAGTGGAAAGATTAAGGATCATGAAGGTTACATGGCTAATCTAGAACTTGATCAAATTGAAAGATCTCTCCAAATTCTCAGAAAAGCAATTACTAAACCAACAGATCAACTTCCAGCTTGGGTTCAATCTAAAATTACTAGAGCTGCAGATTTTATTGATACTGCTGCAGAATATCTTTCTTCGGATGAAGAAATTTCTGAAGGAATTGTTAGTGATGTTGTAGATAAAATTAAAGGTAGAAAACAGATTGGAACTACTGCTAGTGGTGGTAAAATTTATCAATCTACTAAATCAAAACCATCAAATGTAAAATATCCTAGTTCACCAAAACCACAACAAAAAACTTCTTCTGCAATTGATCATGATGATCCCTGGTTAAAACATTCTTCTGGTCAGGAAAAGAAAGCACATTATAGACAAATGAGAGGAGAAGAAGTGGAAAACTTCTCTGAAGAAAAGGAAATGAGATTCTGTAAAGCTTGTGGTAAAGAAGAGACCAGAGATGAATGCTCATACGGTCCAAAAATCTGGGATAAGTACTCTATCAAAAAAATGTCTGAGAGTGTACTAGATATCAACGAAGAATTTAATAGAATGTTTTAGGACATATTATGCCAAGAGAATGGAATACTCCAACGAGAGAACCGTGGAATTCCCCAATACATCAGATATTAAAAGCGATAGATAATCATAGGAGATTGTGGTTATCTACGGGTGATCCTTGGCATCAAGAAAAGGCAGATCAACTAGTTCAATATTTACACGAATTGAAAACTTGGATTCATAGAGAAGAAAAAAATGAAAAATGATGATGTATATCTTGGTAATCCTAATCTAAAACGTGCAAACGTTTCGATTGAATTGACTGAAGAGCAAATAAATGAATGGATCAAATGTGATAAAGATCCTGTTTACTTTGCAAGAAATTATGTAAAAATTGTATCACTCGACGAAGGTTTAATACCTTTTAGAATGTATGACTTCCAAGAAGATTTAATTTCAAGTTTTCATAAGAATAGATTTAATATTGCAAAACTGCCTAGACAGACGGGTAAGACAACTACTGTGGTGTCTTACCTATTACATTATGCACTGTTCAATCCTAACACAAATATTGCAATTCTTGCAAACAAATCTTCCATTGCAATGGATATTCTTGGAAGACTTCAATTAGCATACGAAAATTTACCCAAATTTTTACAGCAGGGTGTTATCTCATGGAACAAAGGTTCCATGGTATTAGAGAATGGATCAAAAATATCTGCTAACTCAACATCAAGTTCTGCTGTTCGAGGGATGTCATTCAACATCATCTTCCTAGACGAATTTGCGTTCATCCCTAACCATATTGCGGAACAGTTCTTCTCGTCTGTATATCCTACTATTTCTTCAGGTCAAAAAACTAAAGTTATCATCATTTCAACACCAAATGGAATGAACATGTTCTACAAACTTTGGCATGATGCACAGAGACAAAAGAACGATTATATTCCTCTGGAAGTACATTGGTCTCAAGTTCCTGGTAGAGATGAGAAGTGGAAAGAACAAACAATTGCAAACACTTCTGCAAGACAGTTTACTCAAGAGTTTGAGTGTGAATTCTTAGGATCCGTTGATACTTTAATTTCACCATCTAAACTTAGAACTATACCAATTGAAGATCCAATAGTATCAAATGCTGGTCTGGACATTTATGAAAGACCACAAGAGGAACATGATTACTTAATGACTGTAGACGTTGCTAGAGGTGTTAGTAATGACTACTCTGCATTTATCATATATGATATCACAACTGTACCATATAAAATTGTAGGTAAATACAGAAACAATGAAATTAAACCAATGTTGTTTCCTAATGTAATTGAAACAACTGCAAGAAACTACAATAATGCATATGTGTTAATTGAGGTGAATGATATTGGTGCTCAAGTTGCAGACATTCTTCAATTTGATCTTGAGTATGAAAATCTACTGATGTGTGCAATGAAAGGAAGGGCCGGACAAGTTCTCGGTACTGGATTTTCACATAAAGCATATCTTGGTGTAAAGACTACAACTGCAGTAAAAAAGACTGGATGTTCAAACTTAAAGACATTGATAGAAGACGACAAACTTCTACTCTGTGATTATGAAATCCTTAGTGAGTTGACAACTTTTATTCAGAAAAACAAATCGTTTGAAGCTGAAGATGGATGTAACGATGACTTAGTTATGTGTATGGTGATTTTCGCATGGATGGTAGCTCAACCATACTTTAAAGAAATGACATCAAATGATGTCAGAAAAAGAATTTACGAAGAACAAAAGAATGCTATCGAACAGGATATGTCTCCTTTTGGATTTATCATGGATGGTTTATCAGATGAAGAAACTACATTTGTTGATGAATCTGGAGACAGATGGCATTTAGATGAGTTTGGTGATAAAGCTTTCATGTGGGAATATCGTTAAAATTTAAATATAAATAAATAGTTTTGAGAAAAAAATCTCATAGAGGTATAAAACATGTCATTTGCTTCCCCTGGAGTAACTATCAAAGAGGTAGATTTAACTACTTCTCTGAATGTTTCTGACCAAAATATTGGTGTAGTTGCCCTTGCTGCTACACAAGGTCCAGTAAATCAGTTAACTTATATCACCTCAGAGGCAGAACTGGTCTCTACCTTCGGAAAACCAACCGACAATAATTACGAAGCATGGTTTTCTGCTGCTCAGTTTATTGCCTATGGTGGTATTGTAGCAGTTATCCGTCCTATGGATAGCAACAATATCGTAGGACTAAAGAACGCTAATACTGATGGTCTAACAAATATTCTAATCGAGAATAGTCTCGATCATCTACAAAACGAGATTGCACCTAGCTATAAGTTTGCTGCAAAAACTCCTGGTTCTGTAGCTAACAACCTCAAGGTTGTAGTTGTGGATCATGGTGCAGACCAAATTCTAACAGTATCTGGCGCAACTCAAAATAATACTACTCTTGCCGTAACTTCATCTGCAGGATTCTCCAACGGAGACTATGTAAAAGTTGACGATGAGTATTTCTTAGTAAGTGCAGTCGCTTCTGGTACTTTAACAGTAACTGGTGCTCAACTAGGTACTGCAGGTGCAGGAAGTGTAAACCACGCTGCTGGTGCTACTCTAACTAAGTGGACATTTGCAGAAAGTGGAACCACAACACCTTTAGCTGAGGCTAACGGAACTCCTGAACTATCTTCTACCGAAGCATTTATTACAGTAACTTCCGTAACAGGTTTTGCTGTAAACGATTTCGTAAAAATTAAGAGAGTTCCTACTGGTGGTACTGCTGGTACAACTTTTGAATACGCAAAGATTACCGCAATTGACTCCGAGACAAATATCCTTGAGGTACTTCGTGGTCAACTAGGTACTACTGCAATCGCATTTGACGATGACGTAAATGGTGGTGAATCAGCGGTAACAGTTTCTGTTATCAAGATGAACTTTGCTGCAACCACACCAGTAACAACTCTTGCAACTGCATATCCTACATATGCAATCGGTACTTTCACTGGTGCAGTAGGTGGTGTTGTTAAGTCTGGTTCTAAGATTGGTTGGGTACACAGCATTGTAGGAAACACTGTAAACGTAATTCTTAAGGATTCTACCTCAAGATTCGTTGCTGGTGACACACTATACAATGCAGATGGTACTACTGCAATCGGTTCTATTCAGTCAACCGCAGACTACTACTCAACTCTACAGTATGCTCCAGGTCTATACTGGAGTTCTATCGCTCCACAACCAGGAACATCTGGATTTGCACTTCAGAGAAATGCACAATTCGATGAATTCCACCTTGTCATTCTTGACGAAGATGGTGGAGTTACTGGTGTACCTAACACTATCGTTGAGAAATTTGCTTATCTATCTAAGGCAAATGATGGTAAGTCTACAGATGGAGAAGTTAAGTACTGGAAGAAGGTTCTAGAACAGAGATCAAACTTCATCTATGCAGGTACAAACTTCGTTGGTTCTTCTAAGGTTTCTCTTGAGCCTGTAGCTGGTTCTAACCAAGTTTCCAGATCTGCAGATAACACTGTAGTAAACTCACTATTTGATATTTTTGCAAGTAATGCAACTCCAGTACTAGGGTTCAGTCTTGCTAATGGTCAAGATTATCAGTGGGTATCACAGTCAAATGTAATTGAGAATGCACTTACAAGTGCATATGATTTAGTAGGAGATACCGAGACATTCAACGATATCGACTTCCTAATTCCTGGTTCAATTAGTGCTGTAAGAGCTTCTAAACTAATTGATATTGCAGAAACTAGAAAAGATTGTATGGCAGTCATTTCTCCAAGAAGAAGTGACGTTATTACATCAATGTCTAGTGCTGATAAGACTACTAACGTAATTGAGTTCTTCAATCTACTACCAAGTAGTTCCTTTGTAATCTTCGACTCTGGTTACAAGTACATCTACGACAAGTATAACGATCAATATCGTTATATTCCATGTGCTGCCGACGTAGCTGGTCTTTGTGTAAATACAACAATTAATTCTGAAACTTGGTTCTCTCCTGCTGGTTATAACAGAGGAAATCTAAAGAATGCATTGAGACTTGCTTATAATCCTAAGAAAGCTGAAAGAGATAGACTTTACATTTCCCGTGTAAATCCTATCGTATCTTTCCCTGGTCAAGGTATTGTTCTATTCGGT